TGCTGGTGAACTGGGGGCTTGAAGAGTCCATCGTCCTCAGGAACTTAAAGATCAACGCACCCTCACCCATCACGGGCCGGTACAAGTGGCCCGGGCTCAACAAACCGTTTGAGCACCAGAAGACCACTGCATCTTTCCTCACCCTCCACCGCAGGGCGTTCTGCTTCAACGAGCAGGGGACGGGTAAGACTGCCTCCGTCATCTGGGCATCGGACTACCTGATGAACCTTGGCATCGTCAAACGGGTGCTGGTCATCTGCCCGCTGTCCATCATGGATGCTGCCTGGAGAGGGGACCTCTTCCGGTTCGCCATGCACCGCAAGGTTGACGTTGCTCATGGCAAGCCCGAGAAGCGCAAGGAGATCGTGGGTGGAGATGCGGAGTTTGTGGTCATCAACTATGACGGGGTTGAGATCGTCGCCGATGAGATCAAGAAAGGCGGCTTCGACCTTGTGGTCGTGGATGAGGCCAACGCATACAAGAACCCGCAGACCAAACGCTGGAAGGTGCTGAACTCTTTGCTCACACCCAACACGTGGCTGTGGATGCTCACTGGCACTCCAGCGTCCCAATCGCCCGTGGATGCCTATGGTCTGGCCAAGCTGGTCAGCCCCAACAACGTGCCACGCTTTGGTGGTGCGTTCAAGGACATGGTGATGAACAAGGTCACGCAGTTCAAGTGGGTGCCCAAACCCAACGCGCAGACCATTATCCACAAGGTATTGCAGCCCGCCATCCGGTTCACCAAAGAGCAGTGCCTCGACCTGCCTGAGATGACCTACACGTTCAGGGATGTACCGCTCACACCACAGCAGGTTAAGTACTACGAGTTGCTGCGCAAGCAACTGATCGTGCAGGCCGCAGGAGAGGAGATCACCACAGTCAACGCTGCGGCAAACCTTAACAAGTTGCTGCAACTCTCGGGAGGAGCGGTGTATTCCGACAATGGTGAAGTCGTTCAGTTCGACGCCAGCAACAGGCTGGCAGTGCTGCGCGAGGTCGTTGAGGAATCAAGCCATAAGGTGTTGGTGTTTGTGCCATACAGACATGCCATCGAGCTGGTGTCTGAAGACCTCAAGAAGCACGGGTACAGCACAGCCGTCATTCATGGGGGCATATCCGCAGCCAACCGGGCAGATATTTTTCAGCGGTTCCAGACCACGCCAGACCCGCAGGTGCTGGTCATCCAACCGCAAGCAGCCTCACACGGGGTCACGCTCCACGCAGCCAACACGATTGTGTACTGGAGCCCAGTGATGTCCGTGGAAACCTACCTGCAATGCAACGCACGTGTGCATCGCGCAGGGCAGAAGAACCCCTCGGTGGTCGTCCACTTGCAAGGCAGTGGGGTTGAGAAGCGGATGTACGCCATGCTCAAAAACAAGGTGGACATCCATGTCAAGATCGTTGACCTCTACGGGGAACTACTGAGTTAAGGAGCTATTGACATTGTAAAATTTGACGTTATTATCCCAACCACAGAGAAGAAGGAGTAAGCCATGACCGAAGACATATCGGTAGACAAACTCGTCACCGTCTACATCAAGATGCGTGACAAGAGAAGCACCCTCTTACGCGAGTATGAGGAGCAAGACGGGGCGATCAAAGAGCAGATGGAAGTGCTGGAAGGCAAGTTGCTTGACCTGTGCAAATCCATTGGCGCTGATAGCCTCAAGACCCAACATGGAACCGTCATTCGTACAGTGAAGACCCGTTACTGGACGAGCGATTGGAACTCCATGCACAAGTTCATCATGCAGCACAACATGCCTGATCTGCTGGAGAAGCGCGTCAGTCAGACTGCGATGAAGCAACTACTTGAAGAGAACCCCGACATGCTGCCCCCCAACATGAATGTCGATAGCCGGTACGCAGTTACCATAAGGAGAAGCTAAGTGCAGAATGAAAATATGACTGTTCAGGAGGTCGCAGATTTCCTGCGCGTCTCCCGCCAGACCGTGTACACGATGGTGCGTGAAGGAAAGATTCCGCACTTCCGTGTTGGCAACAAGGTGCGCTTCAAACGCGCAGACATTGCAGCCATGACCACGCCCGTAGCAATCACCCCCGTCACCAAAGGAGTTAATGATGAGTGAACTGACCCTGTTTTCCAAAGGCGGCAACACCCTGCCCGCACACCTGCGCAACATTGAACTTGATGAGACCACCAAAGCCCTGATGGGTGGCAGTGGTGCCGCTGGTAAACGTATCTCTATCCGTGGCGGCGTGTTTCGCATGCTCGTGGATGGCAAAGAGGTTGCTCAGAATGAGGACCGCTCGATGAACATCGTGATCGTGGCCGCAAACGCCAATGTGTCACGCAGCTTCTACGCTGGAGACTATGAAGAAGGCAAGAACATCTCCCCCGACTGCTGGTCCAATGACGGCATCTCCCCGGATATCAAAGTCTCAGAACCGCAGGCATCCAAGTGCGCCTCATGCCCGCAGAACATCGCTGGCTCTGCTAAACAGGGCGGCGGTCGTGCTTGCCGTTTCAGCCAACGCATGGCTGTGATGCTGGAGAATGATCTGCATGGTGATGTGTACCAACTGACCCTACCAGCGCAGTCCATCTTTGGGAATGTGGAGAACGGCAAAATGCCCATGCAGGCGTATGCTAAGTTCTTGGGTGGTCACAACCTGCCGATCACCGCAGTGGTCACTGAGATGCGCTTTGACACTGCCAGTGCCACGCCCAAGCTGACCTTCAAGGCCGTGCGCCCGCTGGAGGCCGATGAGTTGGCCAACTGCCAAGAGAAGGGCCGCAGCCCTGAGGCCAAGGCAGCAATCAGCCAGACGCCCGCAGCACTGGACGGAGCCAAACCCAAAGCTGTCGCAGCGCCTGTCGCAAGCACCGACGATGGTGATGAGGATGAAGCACCTGCCCCGGCACCTGTCAAAGTCAAGGCCGAAGAAGTGCCTGCTGAGGAGCCGACCAAGCGCCCCAAGAAAGCCGCACCGAAAGATGTGAGCGCCATCTTGGACGACTGGGCTGAGTAAGGAGTTTGGGGGGAAAGCAAATGCTGTGGGGTATCGACAGTAGTCAGAACCACAGACGCGGCGAGTACCCCCACCTACACCATGAACAACAAAGGCTACTCACGCAAATTTGCAGCAGCCAACAAGAAGGCAGACTCATCTCACGTGGGTGTGCAGCTTGGGCGTATCTGCATCGCCAAGGACATCCCAGTCCCCGATGTGGCTGAGTACCTTGGTGTGTCCCGTCAGGCCGTGTACCTGTGGTTCTTAGGCAAGTCCACTCCGCATCCGAAGACGCGGGAGACGCTGAAAGAACTGATCGCAAGGTTCAAGGCTAAGTAACCCAATAACCCCCGCCCACTGCCGCCAGTAGTGGGTTGCTGAGAGAGCGAACGATGACCTCACGGATTCCCTTTCTCTCTTCTGTCTTGGCAGAAGAGGGAATGTACTGTGTGGTTGGGTTGAGAAAAGGTGCTCCAAGACAGACGTTTGTAGAGACTATTGAAGAGATCGACGGTGTAGTAGAAGGCTTGATTGCGCAAGGGTATGACGCATATTTTGGATGTGCCAAGTACCTGAGCGCATCGGAAGGGCGCACAGCCCAGAACGCCAAGTGGTTCAAAGCCTTCTGGCTTGATCTGGACTGCGGCGAAGACAAGCCATACGAAACACAGGCAGATGCTCTTGAGGCTCTCAAAGGATTTGTTAAGGTCACCGGACTACCAAGGCCAACCATAGTCAACTCGGGCAGAGGTGTCCATGCGTACTGGACACTGACAGCACCAGTCTTCTACAACGACTGGAAGCCCACAGCAGAAGCATTCAAGAAGTTCTGCGCTGTTTACAACCTCAAGGCCGACCCTGCGGTAACTGCTGATGCGGCCCGCATCCTGCGTATCCCAGAGACGCTGAACTTCAAAGACAACCCACCCAAGACGGTGGATGTCATGCTGGCGTCCCCAGCGATCACACTGAGCCGCTTTCAGGGGATCGTAGGCATTGGTGCGGAAGAGGGTGAGCCTGATCTGCCGTTTGCCAAGAACGTGCCGCGCAGGGCATTGGATGCCACGACCCGCGCATTGATGGGTAACAGTGTCTCAAAGTTTGGCACCATCATGCGCAAGAGCGCCCACGGCAAGGGCTGTGCTCAGCTTGTCCACATCTATCGGAACCAAGAAGAAACCGAAGAGCCGTTGTGGCGGGCGGGGCTTTCAATCGCTGTGAACTGTGAAGACGGCGAACTGGCAATCCACAAGATATCACACGGTCATCCAGAGTACGACCCGACGGAGACGCAGACCAAGGCCGATACGCTGATTGGCAAGCCATACAAGTGCGCCACCTTCCAAGGGCTGAACCCGGGTGTGTGCGACGAGTGCCCCAATCGCGGCAAGATCACTTCCCCCATTCAGATTGGCGCATCCATTGCGGAGGCCAAGGCCGAGGACAACATTGTTGTCATGCGCAACGCGGTGCTGGAGGAAGAAGTCACAGTTGAAATTCCTGAGTACCCATTCCCATATTTCCGTGGCAAGAACGGTGGTGTGTATCGTCGTGAGTTGCCCGGTGAGAGGAAGCGCAAGAAGGATGAGGAGGACGATGATGAACCACAGGACAAGCTCGTGTATGAGTACGACCTGTATGTGGTCAAAAGGCTGGACGACCCGGATGTTGGTGAGTCGCTCTGGATGCGGCTGCACATGCCCAAGGATGGCATCAAGGAATTCTCCTGCCCCCTTTCAAGCGTCATGTCACGCGACAAGCTCAGAGATGTGCTGTCGTTCCAAGGCGTGGCAGCGTACAACACAAAACTGGATGGAATCATGGCTTACGTAACAAGATGGGTCAATGAACTGCAACAGCTTACTGAGGCTGAGAAGGCCCGTCAGCAGTTTGGCTGGCATGAGAACGACACCAAATTCGTGGTTGGCAACCGGGAGATATCCGCATCGGGAGTTGTGTACAGCCCCTCATCGAACGCCACCGCAGAGGTCGCCGCTGCCTACGGCAAGAAAGGCACCGTATCCGAGTGGGCGCGTGTTGCCAACATCTACGCTGCACCGGGCAATGAGGTGCGGGCGTTCACTCTGTTTGCTGGGTTCGG